TGTGGATAACCTGTGGAAAACCGCTATGACCCCTCCCTGAAGAATACGATTATACTTACTATACTATTACTACATCCAAATATTTTTTCCAGTATTTTGGTAATAGGCACACAATATAAAACCCATTGGATAAAGGACTTTAAAAATACTTTATAACAATTTGGTTACGAAACGTTACAGTCCCTTTGTAACAGGGTTAGTATATATGTAGGATAAAATAACATAAGTGCGCTTTGGCGCACACAACCTAATGGCAGCCTTTTGGGGCTGCCTAACATAACCAAACAGCCCTTTCGGGGCTGTTATTATGAGCGCCTTTCGGCGCTCTTATATAGGTTCTTTTTATATCATTTTATTTAGACATGATTTAGCGGTGGATGCTAAATTAAATTAACCCACTTAGGAGAGCCAAATGGCTAAAGGTGACAAAGAAGATATCCGCAACGCCAAGCGTTCTGCAGGAAAAAATGTAAAAGGTCAAGAAATGCGATTTGGAAATTCTTTTGCAACTAAGTTAAATAAAAATGCCAAAGCAGATGTTAAATCTGGTAAACTAACTAATCAACCAAAATTTACATCAAGTAAAGTAAAAGTCTCAAAGACTAACTCAGCCACCAAGCCTTCCATGCCAGTCAAGCAAGGCGTAAAGAACAAAGTAAAGGCTCAGGGCGCAAAAGCAATGAGTGCCCCAACTTCGGGCTACGGTAAGAGCACACGACCAAGAGGCAAGTAACTAGATAGGATAACTTCATATGGCAGCCAAGGGCGGTGCAGAGCACCATAATGTGGTACGCCTCAGAGAAGATAAATCCAAGGTTATAGCCCACGTAGAAACTGGCATTGAGGTGCGAGCCGCTATTGCTATGGTGGGGCGCAAGCCCGATGTTCTAAAGAAGTGGCTCACAGACCCTGTGTTTGCCAAAGACCTAGAGATAGCACGCACCAAGGGTTCAGACCTTATGAAGGTCACCCTGGGAAGCGAGAACGGCAAGAACATAGACTTCGCCACGTTCTCTAAAGAGTTCTTAGGTAACGAAGTATTCCCTCACCAGCAGGACTGGATTGATGTCCTGGAGGGTAGAGAGCCTTCTTGGTTGCATCCCTCCATGTCCTATGAAAAGGGCAACAAGAACCGTATCTTAATTAATGTGCCACCTGAGCACGCCAAATCCACCGTAATCACCGTAGGCTATTCTACCTATCGTATTGCCATGGATTCCAACGTGCGTATCATTGTGGTGTCCAAGACTTTAAATAAAGCCCGTGAGTTCGTCTACTCCATCAAGCAGCGACTTAGCCATCCACGCTACGCCAAGTTACAACAGGTCTATGGACCCGCTGGTGGTTGGAAAGAAGACTCTGACACCTGGAAAACCGATACGGTTTACCTAGGTCAAGAAGCCCGTGACTCCTCCGAAAAGGACCCTACGCTTCAGGCGCTAGGTATTGGTGGTCAGATTTACGGTGCTCGTGCAGACCTCATCATCCTTGATGACGTTATCACTACTGCCAACGCCCACGAGTGGGAGAAGCAGTTGGACTGGCTTCAGAAGGAAGTAATCACCCGTCTGGGTAAAAACGGCAAGTTACTTATCGTTGGCACCCGTATCGGGGCTGTAGATTTATACCGAGAACTGCGTAACCCAGAACACTGGTCTGGTGGTGCAAGCCCGTTTACACGACTTGCCATGCCAGCAGCCCTAGAGGTTGACGATGACCCAAAGAAGTGGGTTACTCTCTGGGAGCGTTCAGACCGTCCTTGGGATGGCGATGAAGATGCTGAGCCAGATGAAGATGGTTACTACCAGAAGTGGGATGGACCAGCACTCTTTGCAAGACGTAGCGAGGTAACAGCCTCAACATGGGCTTTAGTTTACCAGCAACAGGATATTGACGATGACGCAATTTTTAACCCAACGATTGTTAATGCCTGTGTTAACCGTATGCGTAAGCCTGGTCCTCTCCGCATGGGAGCGCCTGGACATCCACGAGACGGACAATGGGTAACCTTAATTGGTATGGACCCTGCTATGGCAGGAAAGACTGCGTTAGTTGTTTATGCGATTGACCGTCAGTCTGGTAAACGTCTAGTCCTAGATGCCTACAATATGTCAGACCCAACACCTGGCAAGATTCGTGCAATAATTGAAGACTGGATTAACACCTACCGCCCAGTAGAACTGCGTATTGAAATCAACGCCCACCAGAAGATGTACGAGGTGGACGAAGAGTTCCGCCAGTATCTGGCTAACAAGGGTGTACGGTTCTCCAGTCACTTCACTGGCAAGAACAAGTGGGACACTGACTTCGGTGTGGCTGCTATGCAGGGCTTGTTTGGTACTATGACAAGCAACAAGCACAACCGAGATAACCTCATTGAACTACCAGACCCTCAGTACCACGAGGGTATCAAGGCTCTAATCAATCAGTTGATTACTTGGAAGCCTGGAACTCGTAACCCTACAGACGTTGTAATGGCTCTGTGGTTCTGCGAGATTAAAGCCAAAGAAATGATTCAGCACTCAGGAACTCAAATCTACCACGCAACAAGTCGCTTTGTTACTCAGCGTCAGATGGCGCAGCAAGCAGTTGTTAATCTTGACGATTTAGCAATGGAACAATTTACAACTTATCTTTAAGGATATTCATGGCACTCTCAATGGAACAGGTCGCTGACAAGGTACTTTACCTACGCCAGCGATACTCAGTACGTGACCAGCGTATGGCTGATATCACTGCTGTACGCCGTGGTGACATGGTATCGGTATACCCAGACATGTTCCCAGAGGGCATGACCAAGCCAATGATTGCCAACTTCGTTGACGTTGTGGCTCGTGACTTGGCTGAAGTATTGGCTCCATTGCCGTCGTTTAATTGTCAGACACCTGACGTAACATCTGACAGAGCAAAGAAGAACGCTGACTTGCGTTCCATGATTGTCAACAACTACGTTGAATTTTCTGGGTTACAAACCCAGATGTATACAGGCGCAGATTGGTATAATACCTATGCCTTCCTGCCGTTTGTTGTAGAGCCTGACTTTGAGGCTCGTATGCCACGCATTCGTGTAGAAAACCCATTGGGTGCTTACCCTGAATATGACCGCTACGGACGATGTGTTTCATATAGCAAGCGTTACCTTAAGTCCATTGGTGAACTTATTGTTGAGTTCCCAGAGTACGAACGCCAAATCCTTGGTGGAGAAGACCGCAGAAACATTGACCTCGGTACTCTACTTGATTTGATTCGTTACGAGGACAAAGACCAGGTAATCCTGTTCCTTCCACAAAGAGGAAACCTTCCCCTTCGCAAAGCGAAGAACCTACTGGGCAAACTAAGCGTACGTATCGCTAAGCGTCCAGGCATTGACACCGAAGACCCACGTGGTCAGTTTGATGATGTCATCTGGGCACAGATTGCTCGTGCTCGCTTTAGCCTTCTAGCCATGGATGCTGCTGAGAAATCAGTTAACGCACCTATGGTTGTACCACAGGACATGCAAGAATTTGCATTTGGTCCTGATGCAGTCATGCGTACTGCCAATCCACAGGGTGTACGTCGTGTTGGTCTAGAAATTCCAATGGGCGCATTCCAAGAACAGCAGGTTCTTGAGCAGGAAATGCGCATGGGTGCTCGTTACCCAGAAGGTCGCTCAGGAAACGTCAATGCATCCGTAATTACAGGTTCTGGCGTTCAAGCACTTCTTGGTGGCTTTGATTCCCAAATCAAGGCTGGTCAGCAAATCCTTGCAGAAGCCTTGCAGGATGTCATGGCTCTAGCCCTAGAGATGGATGAGAAGTTATTCTCTGGCGAGAAGTCAACACAGATGACTTACAACGGTGCACCTTACGTTTTGAAGTACAGCCCAGAAAAAGACATCAAGGCTGACTATAGCGTAAACGTACGCTACGGTCTTATGTCAGGACTTGACCCATCACGTGCCCTTATCTTCAGCCTTCAGGCACTACAGGCAAACCTAATCTCACAAGAATTTGTAATGCAGGAACTTCCTTGGAACGTAAACGTATCCAAAGAGATTGAACGCATTGACATTGAGAAGATGCGTAGCGCACTTATGGGTGCATTGAGCGCAACTTCACAAGCAATTCCACAGATGGCTGCGCAGGGTCAAGACCCTTCAGATATCGTTATGAAGATTGCTCAGGTAATTGATGCACGCCGTAGTGGTAAGACCGTAGAAGATTCTGTATTAAACGTATTCAAGAAGCCAGAACCAGAGCCACAACAACAGGCTCCTAGTCCTATGGACATGATGGCAGGTTCCCCACAAGCCGCTCCAGGTGTGGAGGCTCCAGTTGAAGCACAGGCATCCGCAACTATGGGTGGTGCTCCTGTAGAAGCCCAGCCTGGAGCAACCCCTCCACCAGGCGATGCAGCCATGTTACAAGAAGTATTGGCTAGGCTCGGAGGTCAGTAATGACCACCATAATTGCCGTAAGAAATAGCAAGGGATTTTCCTTTGCAGCAGATGCGCAAGTAACAGATACAGAACGACCATATCAACATAGAAGCATGAAGAAGATTGTTGAAGTTGGCAATTATGTAATGGCTGGTGCTGGTAACTCACGTTGTTGTGACGTTATCTTATACGGGTGGGAACCACCAAAGTACGATGATTCGGAAGCATACACCTTCATGGTGTCTAAGTTTATCCCTGAAATGCGCAAGCAACATGAAGATGCTGGCATCACAATGAAAGAAGATGAAGACTTTGTATTCCTCGTGGGATTTAAGGACAGAGTATTTCATGTCGCATCTAACTACGCTGTGCTTGAAACAAACACGGGTCTTTATGGAATAGGCACTGGTGCGGCTTACGCACTTGGTGCTATTGCGCATGGCGCAACACTGCAAGAGGCAATGAAGATTGCTAAGAAATTTGATATTAATACTGGTGGTAAAACCCAGATAGTTGAAAGAGGATAATCATGGCTAAAGGTGGGTATCGCAAGCCAGCAAACCCTGCTCCTGTATCAGGTCCAGGTGCTCTTTCACGTCGCACTGATGGTGGACCAATTCAAGGTGCTAAGGAAATCCCAGGTGGCGGAAAGTATGGAGAACGCAAAGCGTTAGCAGATATGCAATCAGGTGCTCCAATGCAAGGTAATCCAGTTCCATCTGTTCCAACACCATCAGTTCCTGTAACTCCATTGAGTGCACCAACTCAACGACCAGATGAAGCACTTACATCAGGTATGCCGTTTGGTCCTGGCAGTAACACTCCACCTCCAGTAGTTGCTGGTGTAGATGAAGTTGCTGCACAGATTCGTGCTGCTTACGCTCTATATCCAAACGAAGACCTACATCGCCTAATCCTCTCCCTTGAGGAAGAAGGTCGTTAGTGGCAAAAAAACCAAAGCAACCCTTCAAGCAAAACGGTAGAGTCTACACTTACGAAGAGTGGTCTCCCGTTGCTGGAAGCAATCCTTTTTATGTTAAAGAATTAAACGATAAAGAACGTATTAATTTAATTCGTCAAACTACATCACCTGAAGAATTTCCTCAGCGTCTTTCAAAAATTGCTGCAAAGTACCCAGGTATGTCTGTTGGTACAATGGTTGGAATGGCACAAGTTGGTGCTACTGATGATGCGCTAACTGCTGCCGCTCGCTTAGACTCCTTGTCACAGCAAAAGGGATTTGCAAATAGAACCTCTTTAGTTGGAACCAATATGGTACCTGCTGGTACATCTGGACAGCAGTACCTACAGTCAATTAACAAGACAGAAGAATCAGCATCAGAAAAAGACAAGCAAGATGCTTGGTACTTTTCTGGATTAAAGTCAGCAACTCGCTACTTAACTACTGCACTTTACACTCCACTACAAATTGTAACTAACACTGCACGTCAAGTTGATGCTGCATACAACGTTTGGTACGACAAAGATAGAGCAGATAAAGGTCCAGTTGTTGCTGGAGAAAAGGCTCTTGACTTCTCACAGATTTTTAAAGACACTTACCTATATCAAAACCTGGTAGAGAATAAGGCACTTGGTGAAGGTTACTTCTGGGGTGGCGAAGCCGTAGAAGAAACTGAACGCATTGCTGCTCAGATTGCTACAGTCAACGGTAAGGCTTACACACCAGGTCGTGCCATTGAGGGCATGATTGGTATTGACCCAGGCGAACGTGGCTATGGTGTCATGTCAGGAATTATTGATGCAACTATTGCTTTGCGTCTTGACCCACTTGTTATCGCATCACGTGCTAAGGGTGCATTAGACCTTGCTAAGTCTCGTGCAACACGTCTAGAAGGTGTTGCCATTGGTGCAAAACTTGACGAAGACATTGTTAAAGCAGAAGCAGAAGCAACTATTGCTGCTAGAAAACAAGCACAGGCTCGCACTCAGGCTGCACGTGAACGTGTTAAGTTAAACGAAACTCAGTATGCAGAGCAACACAAGATTCTTGTTGAAGAAGCAAGGATTCAAGATAAGTTAGTTGCTCAAGGAAAACTTGCTAACGGTGACAGAAAAGTTGCTAACGCACGCAAGCGTGCTGGTCTTGATACGCTATACGACCAACGTGAAAGATTGCTGGCTCAGATTGATGAGTTCAAAACAACACGAGAAGTTATGGTGCGTGATGCACAGGAAAGCAAACTTTTAAGTGGAGCCGCAGGTGCTAAGTTCCTACGTGAACAAGTTAAAAAAGTTGACGAACAGATTAACAATTCACTAGATAAAATTTACGTGCAACGTGACCCAATCGCAAAGCAGATTCTTTCACACATTCGTGATGATATTGACTTCAACGCAGACCGTCTTGCTAAAATTGAATTAGAACAAGCAGATGGATTCTCACAGCGTAAACTTATTGAGAAGCATCGTGCTGGACTATTAGAATCAAGCACTGGATTCCGAACCAATCTTGAATCAGCAAAGCAATGGTTCTCTGAAGGAAACGCTGACGAATTGTTCCAGGCTATTGCTGACGAAGATAGCCCAACAGAGATTATGAAACTTGCTAAAGGTAGTTGGGGTGCAGAAATATCTGCAGAACTATCACGTGCTCGGACTATTGATGATGTTGAACGAGTTTTACTTCCACGCATTGGTCTTCAAGTTAGACAAGAAATACCACGTGGAGTTGTTGCACGTTACGTAGCAGCACCAATGAAGGACGTTGTAATGCGTTCTGGTGTTGCTCGCACTATCAATGACAAACTTGGTAAGTCAACAAAGTTCCTATTTGATTACATGCCAACTGGCAGACCAATTCATCTTCAAGATACTGAAAGTATTGTAGAAGAAACTCGTCGTTGGCTAGTTGCCGCTCGTTGGACCGATGATGAGATTGCTCCAGTTCTTGATGAATTAATTCTTAGTGATGCTCAAAACTATTCTCTACGTCAAGGTATAGTTATTGGTGCCCTAGAAAAAACAAAGAATAAAATTGTTGAAGAGTTTGACCTATCGGACAATATGAAGAATGCACTTCAACGTGCAGTCACCGCATACAAGAGCGAACTAGGTGGTATGCGTGAGTATGGTTCCGAAAGTGCTGGAGACGTATTCCGCAAAACTTTGGTTGTAAATGGTGAAGAAATTGACCTATCAGGAAAACCTACTTCTGTTGCGCAACTAGCGCATGAGATTGTTCTTCCAGATGTATACGCATTACGTGAACTTACTGGAAATCTTGCCAAGTTATCTCGCTATGTAGATAGCAAGATTGGTAAAGATGCTGACATAGTAGAGCGCAAGGCATATGCTAGTGCTCGTTTTGCACGTAGCATCAGCGATGGTTTTCTTCGTCAGATTCTTCTTGTTGGTCGTGGTGCTTATATAACACGTAACATCATGGAAATGCAGATTCGTTCATTCCTTGCTGGTGGACAGAACATCTTTACTAATCCTATTGCGACTGTTGGAATTATGATGTCCAATAAGGCTATTGCATCTAAGATATCTGCACTTGCAGCAAAGTCTGACCCATTTACAGTTGATGTAACTGGTCGCAGATTCTTGGAACAAGACATCAATGACTATGTCGGTCAAGATATTTTTGATTCTTTCATACATGACATGATGTCACGTGGATATTCTAGCGATGGTCGTTCAGTTCGTGGAGCAGTACGAAGCGGAGAGTTTGGTTTACTTGCATTCAATGGAACTAATAGTCCAGAATATGCAGACGCACTAGCGTATCGTTTACTAGCACACCGTGCTGACCCAATGAAGCGTGCAATTATAGAGAAGAAACTTCCAAAGAAGTACCAGAATCTTGTTGCTACAGAAAAAATGTCATTTGAAGATGCGTTTATTCAGGCTGTGCGTGATGGTGTATGGAAAGACCAAGTAGATATCCTTACTAAGTCTGTTCCAGAAATTAAAAGAGCACTAGGTACCACTGAAGGTATGCGGATGTTCTTCTTTAATTGGGAAAACTCTTACAGAAACCAGGTATTAACCGATACACTTGGAAATACACAGTGGCAGAAGTTTATTCATAGCGGTGTACTAACTGAGCCTAAGGTAAAGCGTGTAACAAACAAAGAAACTGGCGAAATTCAAGAAGTTATTGAAGAAAAAGTAATCTTCCAACTTGGACCAGACCTAAAGAAGAACGTTGAAGGTCTTCGCACAGTTATCCGCCGTCAACTTAATGACGAAAATAGTGTTGAACACGCTAATGCGCTACAACTTGAAATTCCTGCATTAACTAAGAACGTAGTTGACCCAAATAAGTACAAGCAATTTGCTGACTGGTTCTTCCGTTTAGCAGCCAAGGCTGAAACTCGTGCAGTATACGGACCAGAGTACCGCATTGCCTACTGGAATGCTGTTGCTGACCTGGCACCACTGATGTCAAAAGAAGTTGCACAGAACTTACTTGATGGTGCTGTTGATATTAAGAAGACACGTGTTGCAGTTGAGCAAGCGGATGGAACTGTTGTCTATGAGAAGTGGACAAAACGAAATCCTGCATTTGCTGAGATTGAAAATGCTGCTCGCAATGGAGATGGTCCATTAACTGCCAAGCAGATAGATGAATATGCACGTGATAAGGCTTCAAAGAACCTTGCCACTCTATTCTACGATGCAACTCAAAAGAAGAACATTGCTTATGCAATGCAGTTAGTTATTCCTTTTGCTAATGCATGGGCTAACACCATTTACAAGTGGGGAGAACTAGCATCTTCACCAGCACGTCTAGGTTCTCGTGTACTTCCTGCGACACGTTTGTTTGAAACACTACAGTCCAAGGAATCATCAGTTATATATGACGTAACTGGAACACAGCATGACCCTAATCAGGGATTTATCCACGAGAACATGTACGGTGATAAAGTATTTACTTTGCCACTGAGTGGATATCTACGTACAGCCTTTGGTTTGTTTGGAGACCCACAGGCTGGTGACATTACCATGCCAGTTACATCTTTGAACCTTGTTGCTGCTGGTGCATCAATTCCTGGTACTGAAATTGGTCTAACTCCAGGTATTGGTACACAATGGAATTTAACATACAGTTTCCTACCTAGTTCATGGAAAGAATCTGTTCCACCAGTTATTGCTAACATGATTGCACCATATGGTGACAAGACTGGCAACGTTCTTGCACCACTACCTGCATGGTTACAGAAAGTAATTAGCGGTGGTGCCAATACTGAAGATGCAATGAAGAAATTCCTTAAGCCAATCATGGCTTATGAAGTAACATCTAACCCTAAGTACCGTGCACTATATGATGGAACACCTTTAACTGTTGAAGAACGTTCTGGATTACAGGAAGAACTAGCATCTACTGCTATGGAGCAGTCACGTTGGCAGTACTTCATGCAGGGATTACTGCAGAATATGCTTCCAGGTACACCTGTATTTGAATACTATGCACAAAATGAGAAGGGTGATACCTTCTTCCAGTGGCAAATGGCTAACGCATTTAACAATCTAGTTGATGTTTATGACGGAAACTATGAGATGGCTTACGCTGAATACGGTGCTGTATTTGGAAGACAAGCATTAATGGCTTCAATGAGTGCATCAGATGGCGCTATCTTCGCTGATGACCGTGCATGGCAATTCGCATCCTCAAATCCTGAGGCATTTAAATCATACAGTGAAGTGATTCCTTACTTCTTTGTGGGCACAGAGTTCTCTACAGAGTACAAGCGAGCCATGGAACGCCGTGGATATGGCAAGAAACTATCAGCAAAAGAACTTCTTGCAGAAGCAGACAGCCTAACTATATCAGCAGTTAAGGGTCAGTTGGCTATTGAGGCTGCACGTAATGGTTATGGTTCTGACTGGATTGACCAGCAGATGAAGACATACAAGATGGATGTACTTCAGGGATACGAACCAGAAGTAACTATTAGCACAAACAAGTTAGCGCAAAGAATACTTAAGATTGAAAGCGCACTAAAGCGTCCAGATTTTGCTGGTACACCAGCAGGTGAAGCAGCAGTTAAGTATTCACAGGCACGTGCAGAAGCATTAAAGACGGCACAGATACGCTACCCAGACCGTAAGGTTGCATCACTAGACGGTGAAGATAACGCTGACCTTAGGTATCAACTAGAAACAATAGGACAAGAGTTGTCTCAGAACAATCCAGACTTTGCAAATCTGTATCAAAGAGTTTATCTAAGAGAATTGAGGAAGGACTAACATGGCTACGGATGACCTAATCAAAGCGAAACCACCAGTCAGCGTTGCTGTAACTCAAAAGAACACTGGAACAATTCGTGTCCCTAAAGCATCTGGTGCTAAAGGCACTCAAACAATAACTACAACTAAGACATCAACTAGACGTATTCCAATTAATTACGAAGACCCAGCCAGTGAAGCAGCAAACGAATTTGCTAACACACCAGAAGGTCCTGCTCTTGCTGCGAAGCAGAAGCGATTATATGAAGCAGGATTCTACGATTCAAACGATGTAATATTCTACGGAAGACGTAGTGCTTCAGATAGTAAAGCACTTGGTCGTGCTATGGACGAAGCGAATGCTCGTGGCGAAACATGGCAAGCAGCATCAGACTTCCGCACATCAATGAACTATGCTGGTCTAAGTCAAGCCCAGGCTGCTGGAACTACTGGTGGTGGCGGTGGAGGTGGCAGGTCAGTATCTCCTGCTGGTTCATTACAAATTACTGGTCCTAAAAATGCACGTGCTACTTTTGATGCACTTACAAGAAAGTACACTGGCAACAAAGCATTAGATGCAGAGTTTAAAGATGCTTACAGCAAGTTAGTAAAAGCACAGACTGCAGCACCGATTAAATATGGTACCCAAAAAATCAAGGGTAAGTACTACACCGTACAGATTTCAGATGGTGTACAGGCTGACCAGTTCTTTGAAGAGTATTTATTCAACAAGATTAACTTTGGTTCAGATGAAATTGGTGGAGCCATAGGAGAAGGTTTAAGTACCATTAAAGAACTATCACGTCAATACGATATGTCTTTAACTACTGCAGAACGTGGACAGTTTGCCAAGGGATTACTTGATGGTTCTATGACTTCCATTGACATCAAGAAGACACTAGCGGAAAGAGCAAAGTCAAAGTACAAAGTTCTTGCCGATAGAATCAATGAGAATGTATCTGTATTTGATTTGGCTAGTGATTATATTTCAGCCAAGGCTAATACATTAGAACTTGATGCAGATGCTTTAACAGTGTCAGATGTATCTGAGGCATTCTCTGGTGACAAGTTAATGAACATATCTGAGTTCATTACCACACAGAAGAAAGACCCTCGCTATCAATATACAGGACAGGCTCGCAACGATGCCGCCTCATTTGCAACTAACCTTGCTGCCGTATTTAGGACTGGTGCTTAATGGCTTTATCCGCTTCACAGGTATACGCAACGGTATTCCAAAGTCTTACTGGCATTAGTGCTGTAGATGAGCCATGGGTAAATGACCTTTACAATGTAGCAAAAGAATACATTGATGCAGGAACATTCCGCTCTGATGATGGAATGTTGTTTGACATAATCCTGTCAGATGAGAGAGCACCACAGGCATACAAGGACAGGTTCAAGGCTATCACTGACCTTAGAGCACGCAAGTCTTCGTTTGTTCCAACTGTTGCAGAGTACATATCAATGGAAAAGAAATACAAAGATGTATTCGGAGCAGTTGGTTTAAGCGAACTTGGAACCAAAGAACAGATATCACAGTTCATATCAAACGAAGTTTCTGCAGATGAAATGTCAGACCGCATAAACAAGGCATTCGTTGCCATTGATACTGCAGATGATTTAACTAAGAGTGTTCTATCTGAAAGATTCCCTGGACTTACACGTCAAGATGTAGCCAAGGGATTGTTACTTGGTAAAGAATCAACTTACGAAATAACTAAGAAGATTGAAGGCGCAAGAGTTGCAACCGAAGCACGTCGTGCTGGTTTGGGACCAATAGCATCTGAACAAGATATTGCAGCCCAAGGATTCAACCAGCAAGAACTTCGTAGAGGATTCCAAGAAGTTTCCCAACAAAGGTCTGGACTACAACAAGCAGCAAGCATGTTTGGTCAGCAACCAGTATCCCAAGAAGAAATTGTTGGCGATGTATTTGGAACACAGACTTCTGCAAAACTTAAGAGCCTTCGCTCACAAGCACGTTCACAGTTTGCTGGACAGACTGGAATTGTTAGTGGCTCTCTAGGTCGCAAGAAGCAAGTATAAAACTCTCGGTGGATTGACCGCCCCCACTGAGTAAAAGAGCGGTAGTACATACCAACCTACATACCCCTGTGTAGGAGTGAGACATGTACGAACAACAACTAATGTAAGGGAGATAGTTGCGATGAGCAACAATAATCAAGACTGGTTAGACGATGATGAGTTTGACTTTGAAGAGGAAACTCAACCACGTTCAAGCGATGATGTACTTAAGAAAGTACGTAGAGCCGAACGTGCAAAGGACAAACAAGTCAAAGAACTGCAAGCCGAATTGGAAGCATTGCGCAAGTTCCAACGGGAAGCAACAATTAGCCAGGTCTTGGCGGAGAAAGGTGTCAACCCAAAGGTTGCCAAATTCATTCCAGCAGATATTGAAATGTCCTCGGACAG